TCGCCAACATTACGGCTCACCCCATGTACTTCGCGACGATCTTGCCGCTGCTGCCGGATCCGGTGGGCGCACTCGAGCAGCTCAAAGTGCAAGACCCATATTTCTGGGGGTGGGTCAACAAGTGGAATGCTCGATACATCTGTGATGAGTTCCACCGTGGCATTGCGAAGTTTGCGCAGGCACTCCGCGTCCACAAGGACGCACGGGGTCGTCTGCTTCCTGACGCCTTGGCTGAGTTGCAAGCTTACACTCGTGCCAACCATCCTGTGATGACGCGGTGCAGGTTTGAGGAAGTTCCTGCGGAATTACGCGGAGGGACCAATGAAGAGTCCGAAGAATAAGCACTTCCGGCACTGGCGTCGGAAATATCCTTTGAGGTCCCTCATTCGCTCAGCAAAGAAAAGGTCTCGAACTCGCGGAACGCGATTCGACTTAGCTGAGACCGATCTCATGATTCCACTGCGATGTCCTGTGTTCGGGATCAAGTTGATCCAAGGCACTCGTCGATTGAAAGATAATGCACCAACGATTGACGAGATCGTCCCAAGTCGCGGTTATGTGAAGAGCAACGTCGCCATCATCAGCTGGCGAGCGAACCGCCTGAAGAGTGATGCGACGATCAAGGAAGTTCGCGCTGTCTTGAAATACATGGAGGATCATCGTGCCCATTAAGAATAGAAAGCGCAAGACCAACTCACCTGTGGATCATGAGTGGGAGCAAGCTGTCGCTATGCTACGAGAATGCGCGGAGCGTCAGGGTCAATCATTCGAGCGAAACGTCCTGTTCGCGCGTATCGGCGTTGACCCTTACAATGCCGTCCGACGCAATGCTCGCATGGTCAAACGAACTGCGGGATTCCTTGAGTGCATCGAGCGAAAAGAAATTGTCCAAGTTCGCACCCGGGAAGGCGACTTGACGATGATCACTCAGACTCTTTTCCTGTGGCGACTGTGCGCTCACTTGAAAGGTCGAAAACGTGCGCAGATCGTCCGCCTGTTCAAGAGTTCAAAGCCATGATGATCGAAACGAAGCTCTTCCCGCAGGCGCTGTCCATCCTGCGGGCGGCGATGCTCGACCAGAGCACCGTCGTCAAGACGGAAACGTGGCAGGGCCAAGACGTGCGAGCGCGACCTGACGCGGTGACCAACGAGTTGCTCAACGTCACTCTGGCGGCGGATCTTCACCGCCAAGAAGACTTGGCGGCGTGGCGCGAAGAGGTCAAACCCAACTTACCGTGGGCTGACGATCACTTCCTCGAGCGCGTCAGCGGTCTGCCGCTCAATCCGCCACCCTCGTGGGCGTGGTGGCCGTGGGCGGGGTCCGCAGCAAAGCACCGCGATGCGGCCGAGAAGTTCAACCACACCTACCCCGAGAGGTACTGGCCAAAACTCGCAGGTGGCGGACCGCACGAAGGCATCCGCGGGCGGTACGGCGACCTGGCGGACGTGGTGAGTCTGCTCGTGCAGCAGCCTCACTCGCGGCAGGCGTATCTTCCCATCTTCTTCCCCGAGGACACCGGCGTCGGCGACGGGGGCCGGAAGCCCTGCACCCTCGGGTACCAGTTCATCATGCGTGGCGGACGGCTGCACGTCTTCTACCCGATGCGCTCTTGCGATCTCATGCGTCACTTCGCCGACGACTTCTACCTCACGGTTCGTCTGCTGCTCTGGATGCTCGTCGAGCTTCGCCAGCGTGACGCGACGTGGAACTTGGTCCGACCCGGAACCCTGACGATGCACATGACGAGTCTCCACGTGTTTGCCAATGACATGGTCCAACTCAAGGCCGAGCGCGATGCGGCCCTCCTGAAAGCGTTGTCATGATCTTCGAACGTCAAGAATGCCCGTGCTGTCCCCGTGGGCGGATCTCCGTCCATGGGGTCTGCGATGCGTGCGGGGTGGGAATGCCCGCGGATGCCCGGCGCCTGTCACCCAGTTCCGGCGTGCGGCGGCGCACGCCGAAGCGCCGTCAGGACCAGAACGAACTTCAGGGCTTGGGCGAGTACGCCCAGACCCGTAAAGACCAGGAGGGATGACATGCGAGTCCGTTTCTACATGGAAGTCGAGCTGAGCGATGAGGCGCTCATCAAGCAGTTCGGTGAACGCCTACCGCAGTTCACCGCCGATCAGAACCTGCATCGCGGCATCGTCTCAGCGGCGGAGAAGTTGCTGGGTTCACTGCCTGCGGTGCATGCCGTGAAGGGCTGCATCATCCCGGACATGTTATGAAGGAGAGTGACTACAACCACAAGCAAGTCCAGCGCTTACTGGCCGCCTGCCCGCACGCAGTGTACTACAAGCACGCGGACAAGTTCACGCGCGGGATCCCCGATTCGACCCTCACCTGGGCCGGTCCAACCTCGTGGCTCGAGTTCAAATTGTTGGACCCGGTCGAGAGTATCCATGCGCAGCTCGACCCTGTTCAGCTCGTCGAGCTCATCAAGCTGGAACAGCAATGTCAGCGTGCGTGGGTCATCGCGTTCCGTCGCCCGCGTCGCTCTCCGATGCGGGACGAGCGCCTGGTCATCTACCGCCCGACGTTTCTTTTCGGCGAAAGGGTGCCCCGCGCGCTTGAGTATTCAAGCGCGGAAACTGTTCTGCGGGACCTGCGTCTACATGGCGTAGCCTCCTTCGGAGAGATCGATTACGACGTAGTCGTGAGGTTGGTTCACGAGACGCACAAGATACACAGTCCCCTATACTCGGGAGGGTCACGATGAGAGTCAGTCAAGAACAGGTCGCCGCGTTCCACGAGAAGATGGCCTACCCGCGCGGGACGGCGCCGCAGCTCATTGACGTGGAGCTCGTCAAGCAGCGGTACAAGTTCATCGAGGAGGAGCTCATCGAATACCTCGAGGCGTGCAGCGAGGAGAACGTCGTCAAGGTCGCTGACGCACTCGCGGACCTCCTCTACGTCGTCCTCGGTACCGCCGTCGTCCACGGCATCGAGGTGGCGCCGGTGTTCGAGGAGGTGCATCGCTCGAACATGACCAAGGATCGCCTCGACCCGGTGACGAAGAAGGGCGGGAAGGGTCCCGGCTACGAGCCACCCCGCATCGCGGAGATCCTGTTCACCCAGCGCCACTTGACGGAGGACCGGTGAGACCCTTCACGTCGATTCTCGCGGACCCGCCGTGGAAGTACGGCGACAAGCTGCCCGCGACAGACGCGGGAGGCGAACGCGGCGCCGCAGGTCAGTACCACGTGATGACGACGGACGCGATCTGCAATCTCGCCCATGCCGATGAACTCGGCATGAAGATCGCCGGTCACCCTGTCGCCGATCACGCGGTGCTGTACTGCTGGGTCACCAACCCGTTCTTACTCAACGGCGATGGTGCGCGCGTCTGCAAGGCTTGGGGCTTCGAGCCCAAGCAGCTCATTACGTGGGTCAAGGGTCGACTCGTTGTCTCCAAGCTGTGGGGCTTGGAGCCGCATGCCGAACTGGTCCTTAACGTCGGTCTGGGCCGGTACACCCGAGGGTGTACCGAGCATATCATCCTGGCGACCCGAGGACGAGCCACGCAGCTCGTCCTCGAGCGCAACGTCCCCAACGTCTTCATGGCCCCGCGGACGCGACACTCCGCGAAGCCGGAGGCGCAGTACGGTCTGATTGAACGCCTGACGCCGGGGCCCTACCTCGAGGTGTTCGCTCGGCAGAATCGTTCCGGCTGGACGTCGTTCGGCGACCAATTGCCCGTGGTATAATGTGCGTCCTGACGAAGGAGTGATCACGATGACGGTGGGGTCTCGGAGTCTGCTGTTCGGCGTCCATCAAGTATTTCTCCATCCATGGTTTGTCGCGTACTCCTGGTGGAAGCTCTATGGCTTCCCGTGGGACCCGCGCCTGTGGGTGGCGTTCTTTGTCCACGACCTGGGCTACTGGGGCAAGCCGAACATGGACGGTCTCGAAGGTGAGCAGCATCCCCGAGTCGGTGCGCACTTGATGGGCTGGTTCGACGTACTGGACGAGCTCGCGTGGTTCCACGAACCGCGTGATCACTGGTACCGCTTCGCGCTCCTGCACTCGCGGTTCTTCGCCAAGCGCATGAACCTGCCACCCTCACGCCTCTGCTACGCGGACAAGATGGCCATCGTGGTCACTCCGTGGTGGATCTATCTGCCGCTCGCACGTCTGAGCGGCGAGCTCGACGAGTACATGACGCGGGGACGCAACCCGCGCGGGAAATACGCGGAGGAAGGACAGACCAGCACCAGCAGCCCGAGGGAGTGGCATCGCCAGATGCAGGACTTCGTCTCGGGGTGGATTCAACGGGAGACCGCATCATGAACGGTGCAGGTCTTTACAAACGAACTCCGGCCCAACGTGTGAAGTGTCGCGCCACTTGGGCTAAGAAGCGGGCCTTGGGTTTGTTTCGCGGACGCGGAACAGGTGCACCATGCCCGAGGTTGAAGACTCGATGGCAAGATCCCAGTTACAAGGAGAAGCGCTTAGCCGCACTTCACCTAGATCATAATCATCTCACGGATGTAATTCGTGGTGTATTGTGTGGGTCCTGTAATCAAGGTCTAGGTCGATTCAAAGACTCACCTGAATTGCTCAGGGCTGCGGCTGATTATCTAGATAACGCACCTCACGAAGGGCTCAAGAGAAATGAACTCACCAGAGGCCAACGACGTGACTTGAGGAATCAAGCTCGCAGTTGTGCCATTTGCCAAAGGGGCACCAAGTGACGGGCATCATAACGGCAGTTATCCAGAAGAAAGGCTTCGGTTTCATCCGCGATGAGCAAGGCCACGATCGCTTCTTCCATGCGCGCAACCTGCGGACGTCCGCTGGTGCGCCTGCGTCTGACCTCTTCCCGACGCTGCTCGAAGGCACGCGAGTGGAGTTCACGCCGGTGCAGGAGACGGGCGGGAAAGGCAACGGTCTCCGCGCGGAAGCGGTGAAGGTTCTCGCGTGATGAAGACACTCACGGAGGTACTCACGCTCGAGCGACCCATGCTCGGGTTCGACCTGGAGACGACGGGGACGAACCCAGACTCCGCGCGGATTGTCGAGGTAGCCTTGGAGATCATGGCGCCCGGAAAGCCGACGCGCGAGTATCGGACCCTCGTCAATCCCGGTGTGCCCATTCCTCCTGACGCGACGGCGATCCACGGGATCACGGACGCGATGGTCGCCGATGCGCCGCGCTTCGAGGCGCTGGCGACCAACTTCTTGATCGGCTTCAAGAGCTGCGACTTCGCCGGCTATAACGTCCGCTTCGACCTGCGGATCGTCGCCGCCGAGTTCGCACGAGCTGGCAAGACGTGGGACTACGAGGAGGCCCGCATCCTCGACAGCTTCCGGCTGTGGCAGGTCATTGAAGGGCGCTCGCTCGAGCACGCGGTCTCGAGGTGGCTCGGTGCTGGCGTAACGACGCTGGCACCGCAGGACGAACCCGTCGGCGAACGGGCCGACGGGGCCCACACCGCCTTGTATGACGTGCGCATGGCCACGCGCGTCCTCGCCGCGCAGTTGCACGCCTACCCCGACGTGCCACGCGACCTGCAAGCCCTCCACGACTTGTGCTGGCCAGGTTATTATGATTCAGAAGGCAAGCTGCAATGGAAGAATGGGCAGCTCTGCTTCTCGTTCGGCGAACACCGCGGAAAGGCCCTGGAGGCTGTGCCGACAGGATACCTGAAGTGGATCCTCGGCAAGAAGTTCAGCGACAAAGTCAAGGACGTCTGCCGCATCGCACTCACCGGCGTCTACCCGACACAGCATGGCTGAGCCCACGCGCGATCAGATCCTCAAGCTGCTGACGGCCAACGAGAAATGGCCGCATCGGGAGCACCAAGTCGAGGGAGTGTACCAGCTCGTGACGGACACAGATCCCTCCCGCGGGCGCATCATCCCGCGCGTGTTCTTCCTCGCCGACGAAGTCGGTGCGGGCAAGTCCAAGCAATGTGTCGATGCGAGCCAGATTCTTTACTTGGATCGCAAGGTCAATACCGTGGTCGTGGTAACGCCGGGCTTCGCGCGTTCGACCTGGGCCGACGCGGACGCACTGCTCGGCGAAGTGGCCAAGCACGCCTGGGACGCAGTGCCTAACGTCATCCACGAGTACCACAAGAATTACACCGAGCTGCAGCTCGACCCGATGGCGCTGAACTGGGTCATCACCAACTTCGAGTTCATCCGACGTGAAGATCGTCTCCACGACCTCATGCAGCAACTGCGCGGACGCCGGGTGTGGCTCATCCTCGATGAAAGCTGGGCCTTGTCAGGATTCTCCGACCAGATGCGCGCCTGTCGCCGCCTGCGGAATCGGCGTGCGGATCGGGTGACCCTCCTCAACGGCACCCCGCTCAGCGATGGTGCCCCGGAGGATACGTTCTACCCCATGTCGATCCTCGACCCGCAGATTCTCGGGCTGAGCAGTCGTTCGCAATTCATGGCGAAGCACTGCATCATGGGTGGTTACGACAATCGCAAGGTGGTGCAGTACCAGCACCTCGACGACTACAACCAGCGCATGGCGCCCTACGTCCTGTCGCGGCGCACGCGCGATTGTTTCGACCTGCCGCCCATGTTGCCGCCTGTCACGGTCGAAGCGCGCCTGACGCCGACCACGTGGTCCCTGTATACCTCCCAGCGTGACGACATGGTCACGTGGCTCGGAACGCAGGCCTCAGTCTCCAAGCAAGCGATTGTCAAAGGCCTGCGACTGGCCCAGCTCACGTCAGGCTTTCTAGGCGGACTCGAAGACGTTCTTCTCGAGGGTGACGGCTGGACGCCTCCGCCGGACATCACCGAGCCGCTTCCGCAGTTCTTGCGTGCACTGCATCCGGAGACGGTGCCGGCCACACCGAGCGCCCCACTAGGCGCATTGGTCAGCGAAGGGACGCGCGAGATCGGACGGGAGAAACTTGATGCCTTCATCCATTGGCTCGAGACGTTCCACAACCAGCCCGAGAAGCTCCTCGTCTGGTCTCGCTTCAAGCCTGAACTCGAGCGCACGACACAGGCGCTCCGCGCGATATACCCCGAGGTGTATCAGCTGCGGGGTGGGCAGACGAAGGACGAACGCCACGCGGCCAAGACCTTCCTCGCCCCCGGAGGTAACCGCCGGCGCGGAGCGGTGGTGGGGAACCAGAAAGCCGGCGGCGCGTCCCTGAACTTTGCGGGCGCCAACATCGCGGTCTACCTGTCGAACGGTCTCGGCTTGCTCGAGCGCACGCAATCTATCGGGCGCATCGAGCGACCGGGCGCCACGCAGCCGATGCTGATCGTGGACGTGGTCGCGGTGGGTCCGAAGGGCCAGAAAACTATTGACCACGCGATTCTCCGAGCACTGCGGAGCAAAGACGACATGGCGCGATGGACGGTCGACCAGTGGCGGAAAATTCTGAGAGAGACATGACGCAGGGCGGGAGGGTGTGGTATTATGGGTAGGTTTCGAGATGGACTCAAAACACGCAAGTGCGGCTGCATCGTCTACGAATACGGCCCGCCGATGCCGTGTCCGACACATGCGGCCCGCGATGAAGTCCAGGAAGAAAAGACACTCAGAAAACTGGTGAGGGAGCAGGCGGCTGGCCTCGGTCACGACCTGACCACCTTCACTGAATACGGTACGACGCGGGGTAAGTGGACCGCGTACTGCTCGAACTGCGGCTACATCGCCATCGTGTATGACGACCCGCCGCCCGTCGGAGATCAGGTCGCAGGCTGGTGCTTGACTCGCACCTGTCAGCATAGCACACTCGCAGTGGAGGATACGCATGGCCAGACGCAAGGCGGGCAAAGCGCGGAAGTGGTCGAACCTGAAGGATCTCATCCCGCGAGATCCTGAACAGGTGCAGCTGACCGAACGCATGGTCCAGGTGCTCAAAGAGAAAGACGAACGCGCTACCAAGACCATGAAGGAGCTGGCGGAAGAATACGCCGGCCTCGAGGTCGAGGATGCGACGGCCGCCGAGGCGCAGTCCCGCCGGAACATTCTCTACGACGCCATCGAGCGGCGCATGCTCGAGGAACTCGCGAAGGTCAAGGAGCTGTCCGGCGACGACACCTGGCGCGGGGAGAGCGCGGGGACGTTCTCGCCGCAATTCAAGATCAAGCCGGTCGTGGAAGACCCCGTCACACTGATGGCGTGGGTCCGCGAGTCAGGACGCGAAGCGCAACTGCGCCTGATGCCGGCCACCCTCGCGTCCATCGTGACCGAGGCCCTCGAGACGCAATATGCGGCCCTGCTGACGGTATCGCAGCGTGCCGAACTCAAGCCCGGCGAACCTGGGAGCGGCACACCGCCGCCCGGCGTCGGGGTATTCTTGCGGGAGACGGTGCATCACACCGGCCCACGGAAGTCTCCGTCGGATTCTCCGACGGAGGATGGCCCGTTCACTGAAGGAGAGGAATGATCATGGCGACGATCAAGAAGTCCGCGGCGCAGGTCGCGGCGAAGCGCGAGATCGGCAAGCTCCAGCGTCGGATCAAGCGCACGGCGGCGACGAACGACAAGCGGCGCGTCCGCATCGCGCAGCTCGGGAAGAAGCTGTAGACAGGCAGCGACCTGTCCGACAACCACGCAACCAGGAGACTACACATGTCCAAAACCGACAAGCTCGCACGGACCCCAGGCGGTGGTATGACCATCGCTTCGGGGGCCGCCCTCGACCGTCCGGACTTCATCAAGGCGGGTGACGTCCGCGGCACCGAGGCCATCACGATGGCGGACATTCGTCCGCCGGCGCTGCGCATCGCGCAGGCCATGTCCCCGGAAGTCAAGCGCTCGGAGGCCGCCTACATCGACGGTCTGCGCGAGGGTGACTTCTTCAATTCGATCACGCACGAGATCTACGGCGAAGGGCCGCTGGAGCTCTACATCGTCAACCAGCTCGGGCATCGGCACGTCGAGTTCGCACCGATGAACGAAGGCGGTGGCGTGATCGACTTCGCGGTGCCGGACGGCGACCCGCGCACCGAGTTCCGCAGCGAGGAACGCGACGGCAAGCTGGTGCGTCTGAAGCCGCGTGCGACGAAGTTCTACGACTACCTCGTGCTGGTCGTCCTCGCCGGCGTCGAGGGTGCACTGGGGCGGCACGAGTTCATGACCTTCTCGCTCAAGAGCACGCAGCTCAAGAAGGCCACCACGCTGAACACGATCCTTCTGGGCTCGAAGCTCCCGTCGTTCGCCCACGAGTTCGCGGTCTCGCCGGTGCCCGAGAAGCGCGGGACGTACTCGTATTATGGCTGGAAGATCGAGCCGAAGGGATGGGTCAAGGACGAGTCCATCTACAACGAGTGCGCCGACCTGTTCGAGAAGACCAAGGGCAAGACGGTCGTGGTCGACGCCGAGACGGTCGACGCCGACGATGCCGGCGACGGACCGCGCGAGAAGGCGCCGTTCTAACGCAGCGCCTGCCAGGCCTCGCGCCTGGCAGGCTTGGACCTGAGGAGGTCTCGCATGATTACCACCCGTTGTCCCGCGTGTAACAACCAGACGCTCTTCGTGGACCCGCAGGACGCGCTCCATTGTGCGTTCTTGCAGTGCCCGAACCCGACCGTGGCCACCAGTTACGACCTGGTGCGCAACGTCGCCTTCTTGCCCTTCTTGCGGCTCGCCTCGTTCGGTGCCATCAATCAGGAGGCGATCTTCCAGGCGCAGCGCATGAGTCCGACGCCGACGCAGGATGAGACCATCGCGTTGCTCCAGCAGAGCATCGCGGCCATGCTCGCCGACCGGGCGGTGACGCAGGACGAGGTCCGCAAAGTCGCCGCGGCCTGTCTCCTGTGTATGGAGACCAACGGCGTGAAGGAACGCACCGGAGGCGCGGCCATCACCGCGGAACTCCAGTGAAGGCGCAGCCCATCACGGTCTATCTGCCTGACACCCGCAGCGTGGACGTCTCTCGCTACGGCATGGGCAACGACAAGATCGGCTTCGGTGTGTTCACGTATTCCCGGACGCCGGGCGATCCCGCAAAGCGCGACACTGAGTCGGACATGCCGCGTGGGTACTACGGGACCTGCCCGGGTTCTACAACGGAGTGCGAAGCGATCTGCTACGCCAAGCGCATCAAGGGAGACGTGGCCCTGGTCCATCGTCGGAACAGTGTGCGGTCTGACGTGCCCCCGATTCCGGGAGAGTGCCGCATCCTGCGGATCCACGTCAGCGGGGACTTCGACTCGGTCGAGTACATCGAGAACTGGATCGTGCAGTTGATCCTGCGTCCCGACGTGACGTGCTGGGCCTACACGAGGTCGTGGCGCGTCCCGGCGCTGCTTCCCACCCTCGAGAAGTTGCGAGCGCTGCCGAACGTGCAGCTCTTCGCCTCGATGGATGCGTCTCATGAGGACCTGCCGCCCACGGGGTGGCGTCGGGCCTGGATCGATGGTGACGTCCGACAGAACGGCCAGCAAGGCGGCGACGGGTCAGGATCACCGTGGATCGTCATGGACGGGAGCAAGTCGCTCAAGCAGACCGATCACAATCGCGTCTGCTGGGACACCAAGCCTTCACTCGTCTGTCCCGAGGAGACGGGGCGCAAAGCGAACTGCCTCGCCTGCGGGTACTGCTTCGAAGGGAAGAAGAACGACGTGACCTTCCTCCGTCATGATGGGAAGTGACCTGTGAAGTTGCTGGACTTCAAGCGACTGACGCGGAAGGAATCCTTGGCGCTGAGGTCAGCGCCAGGCGGCATCGTCGCGTTTTCGAGCGAGCTGCCCGGCGTCGAGGGTGCCGCACGTCGGAATCCGGGTGCGTCAGGCGGCGACCATACGACGCCTGAGCAGGATCTGACTTCGGCGCCGGGCGAACCGGCGTCGATGCGCCGCATCTTGTCACTTCGTTGCGCGAATGGACACGAATGGACCGCACCGGGGCTCGGCGCCTGCCCCACGTGTCATGTCAAGCAGGTTGAGGCGTTGACTGAGAAAACCTGCGTTCTCCCGAGGGTGTAGTCATGTATCTCCTCGTGATCGTCGCACTCGTCGCCATGAGTGCCTTTCGTTTGGCCCGATGGGCAGACCTGCCCACCCGTTCCATCACACCGCTGGTGGAACGTCGTCGCGCTCCGCGCATCGAGGGCCCGCGGCTTGTCCAGGGAAGTGAAAGCACTGCGTCATGTTGCAGGGATACACCGTCACATACGGCCGACCTGCCCGACCACCGACGCGCGGGTGAGACTCCCGCTGGACTTTTTGCCTAACTGGAGGAATGTCCCATGTTGCCACCTGTCTTGTCTACACTCAAGCGTCACTTCAAGGAAGCCAAGGCCGAGCTCCAGGGTCAGGCGATCAGTCGGGGTCGTCGCGTCAAGCCACTCAGCGAGATCAACTCGGGCGAACGCGACAAGCTCGCGGGGTGTCAAGTCGAGATCGATGACGTGCGCCACGAAGTCAGGCGCATCATCCCCGGACGCGAGCTCGCAGCGCAGATCATCTCGGGATTGACGAAGGACGGCTTCCTTCAGATCCTGCACGAGGAGGGCACCAAGCTGGCGCTTGGGATGCGCAGTGCGCCCGACCTGCCCATGGGCCTGCGGACGCCCATGAATCCCGCCGCGATTGACCAGACGCTCGCGCAGCTACGCGGGATACTCGAGTCCGGTCGCGCGACCGTGCACTTCAGTCGGCGCATGATCGAAGGCGATCCCGTGGACGGGTGCGAGACCTGGCGGCCCAGTCGACACCTGACCGTGACGATCACGGGGCCGACGGCCTAATGCTCTGGGCGCGCGTATGGGCGAAGGCCACGATTCCGGACGACCCTGACGCCTGCATCCTGTGGACGGGTGCGCTCTCGTTAAAGCGTCACGGCACGCGGCGGCCCGTGATCCGTGATGGGCACCGCGTCGTCGCGGTGACGCGGGTCGTCTGCACCTGGTTCCACGGGCCATCTCCGACGGCACGACACCATGCCGGACATACGTGTCCCGTTGGCGAGAACCGACTCTGCATCAACCCACGCCACCTCGAGTGGCAATCTCCCGAGGAGAACGTCTCATGGCGAAGCGCGCGCTGATTACGGGCATCACGGGGCAGGACGGGAGTTATCTCGCGCGTCTGCTCCTCGGGCAGGGATACGACGTCTATGGTCTCACGCGGCGCATCAGCGCGGAGTCTCACTGGCGTCTGACGCACCTGGCTGAGGACCTCCGGTTCGTCAGCGGCGACCTGACGGATCGCGGATCACTCGTGCAGGCGTTGAAAGACGTCTACCCGAACGAGATCTACAACCTCGCCGCGATGTCATTCGTCGGGGACTCCTGGCGTCAGGCTGAACTCACGATGGATGTTAACGCAGGCGGACTCTTGCGTCTCCTCGAGGCAGTTCGGGAGGTGTATGACGAAGTCAGTGCTGTGCGCATCTACCAAGCATCCTCGTCTGAGATGTTCGGTGGGATTCCCGGAACGTGCCCGCAGGACGAGACGACACCCTTCCATCCGCGTTCGCCATATGGCGTGTCCAAGGTCGCCGCGCATCATCTCGCGGTGAACTACCGCGAATCCTTCCAGATGCACATCTCCTGTGGCATCCTGTTCAACCACGAGTCCATGCTGCGTGGGCTCGAGTTCGTCACGCGGAAGATCACGGATGCTGTCGCTAGACAGCATACGGGTAAGCGTCAAGCTGACGGTGGAGACATGCTGCGCCTGGGGAACATCAGCGCGAAGCGGGACTGGGGTTTCGCCGGCGATTACGTCGAGGCGATGCACCGCATGGTCTTGCAAGAGCATGCGGATGATTTCGTGATCGCCACGGGCGAGATGCACTCGGTGCAGGAGTTCCTCGAGCTCGCCTATGGATCGCTCGGGTATGATTGGCGTCGTTGCGTCGTGTATAATGACGGCGCGCTCCTGCGACCTGCGGAGGTGCACCACCTGTGCGGCAACAGCACGCGCGCTCAGACCGTGCTCAAGTGGCGACCTACCCTGGGTTTCCCTGAGCTCGTCAGGTCGATGGTCACCGCCGATCTCGCGAGACACGCATCATGAGACCACAACGCATCAAGCGCGTGATCGACGCACGCCACCAACAGCGCGTGATCCTCGTGATGGCGTGCGGACACAATGTCATCATCCCGTTGACGGAACTCGCACGCGCCGACACCATGCCTCACGTGGACACACCGTGGCTGTGCGATCAGTGTCCTGATCTGCCGCCCGAACCTGACGACCCGATGGAGGCGTATCGGGTGGCCTGCGGTGGTGCGTGACTCGCTTCATATCAGGAGGTTCCGATTGGCCATCAAGCGCCGCACGACTCAAGAACTGATCGACCTGCTGGAACAGAAGTCTGATTGTCAGTGTGTCACCGAGTACGGTCACAACTCGCTGTGTCCGTATGCGCAGACCCGCGCGGGGATGCCGACTCTCCGCATTACGGGAGAGCCGCGTGGCTGATATCCGCTTCATCGCGAAGCACTACATCGATCAAGGCTGGGCGGTCGTCCCACTCGTCAAAGGCGAGAAGCGCGCGTCGTCGTCCTGGCAGAAGAAGACCTACGAGCCGAAGGACTTCGGCCCCACCGACGGCATCGCCGGCAAGTGCGGGGAGCCCTCGGGGTGGCGCGTAGACGTGGACCTCGACTCGCGTGAGGCCGTCGAGGCTGCGCGGGACTTGCTGCCGCGCACCGGCATGGTGCATGGGCGGCCTGGCAAGCCGGACTCGCATTACTGGTACGGCTGCGACGGCATCAAGACTACGCAATTCACCGACGTCCGCGCCGCAGGAGCAGGCGGCACGACGTCCATGCTCGTCGAGATCCGCAGCACCGGCGGTTACACCGCCCTGCCGCCCAGCACGCACCCGTCCGGGGACGTGCTGGCGTGGACGGTCGAGCGTGACCTGATGGTCATGACGCCGGAGGACTTGTATGCCGCGGTCCGCGGGGTGGCCCTGGTGGCGCTCCTGGCCCGGCATTGGCCGGGCGCAGGCGTGCGGCACGGCGCCGTGGGACACCTCGCCGGGTTCCTGTGTCAAGCAGGCCTCGAGGGCGCTCAGGTCATCCGGATCATCTCTAGCGCCGCCCGTATCGCCGGTGACCCGGATCTGGCCGACCGGGTCAAGTTCGCCACGTCGACCGTGGCCAAGCATCGTGCGGGAGAGAACGTCACCGGCGGTCCGAAGCTGACCGACGACCTCGGGCCTGAGGTCGTGGCGAAGATGCGCGGCTGGTTGAAGCTCGCCGACGGGGACGCCATCGAGGAGATGAACGCGAAGCACTTCTGGTGCCGGCTGGGAAAGGACGACGCGATTGGAAGAGAAGACGCCACTGGTGGTGTCGTCTTCCAGAAACCGCGTTCGCTCTACACCGAGTACGCAAACCGCCAAGTGATCGTGGGCCTCGACGAGAAAGGCAAGCCGACGTGGAAACCGCTGTTCCAGGCGTGGCTCGAGTCGAAGCAGCGCAGGTCGTATCGTGAGGTGGTGTTCTCGCCTCCACCTCGTCCGGTGGAGGCGGTGGATTACAACTTGTGGACCGGCTTCTCGGTACTCCCCGTGCCCGGGGAGTGCCGACTCTTCCTCGCGCATGTCAAAGATATCATCTGCTCGGGCAACGTCGCGCACTACGAGTACTTGCTTGACCTCCTCGCACTCACGTGCCAGGAGCCCGGCTACCAGTCCGAAGTGGCCGTCGTCATGCGCGGGAAGCCCGGCACGGGGAAAGGCACCTTTGTCCGTGCCTTGGGGCGCATCTTCGAGCGGCACTTCGCGCATCTCGACAAGACCGCCGACCTGGTGGGCAACTTCAACGCGGCCATCTCCGGCAAGATCATCGTGTTCGGTGACGAAGCGTTCTGGGCGGGCGACAAGCGTGAGGTGGCTGCATTGAAACGGCTGATTACTGAGCCAACGCTCAGAATCACCCGGAAAGGCATCGACTCGGTGCAGGAGTCGAACTCCATCCATCTCTTCATGGCGACGAATGATGATTGGTCGATCCCCGCGCAGTTGGGCGAACGACGCTTCTTGGCGCTGAAAGTCTCGAGCGCGCGGATGGGCGACCAAGCGTACTTCCAGGCCGTCGAGAAGGAACTTCTCGACGGAGGCCTGTCGGCCTTTCTCGATATGATGCTCAAGCGACCCTTCGACCGTCAGGCGCTGCGCACCGTGCCGAAGACCGAAGAGCTGCGTGCGCAGCAGGCGCAGAGTTTGAGTCCTGTGCTCGAGTGGTGGCAGGACTGCTTGTATGAGGGACGCATTGCTCAGCTTGGATGGCCAGGTGCGGAGTGGGTTCCTGTCGCGTCCCTATTCGAAGCTTATTCAAGTTGGAGCTCTGTGCGCAAAACGCGCTTGCTGTCTAAGGTTGAGTTCGGACGACGCATGATCGAATTCTTCAGCGCGGGTGAGTCCAAATCACGGAAGATCAAGGGTGAAGTCATCCGTTGCATTGATCTGAGAACACTTGGTGATGCGCGTCAGGTGTTCGACGCGGAGGCTGGCGCGCCTTCCGATTGGCCCACAGATCCCGCAAGTACTGCGTCTAACGCGATTCCGTTTTGACCTTACCGTTTTGAGGACACTTTTCCACTGAGCGTAGCCGACACCTGTGAGACCCTCCTCAACGGCCCGGGCCTTCTAAGGTTACAGATCTCGCGCTTTTCATCTGTAACCTCCTGTCTTTCCTGCAACTGCTTGAACCCTCGAGAGTTGCGACGTTCCCAAAGCGCTTCCGACGGGGTAACAGATCGAGGAGGCGGGTCAAGATCTAAACGCATCGTAAGTGCGCCTGTCCTCTGGCAGTGACACAGCGCACATTGACGCAGGACCCACGTAACACACTATCATCTGTATCATCTGTATCATCTGTTACCTTATCAATAATCATCAACAATCACCGGAGTAAATCGAGTAACAGATCAAGTAACAGATGGTTACAGATGCGCCTGCCCTCACATCTCGACCTGATGCTTCCCATGAAGGCAACGTCGGCCCGCGTCACGTTGCGCGGCGTGGTACAATCGAGGCGCGATGAAGTGCGGGGACAACGGCGGACTCAACTCCTTAGGCGACCCGTGCAGGCGCGATGTCAAGCCGGGCTTCACGCGATGCAGTAAGCACGGTGCGCAGTTCCCCGAGTCGAAGATCAAAGCTGAGCACGCGCTCGCACTCGCGCGGATGCCCGCTATCGAAGCGTTGCAGCACGTGCTCGACCAGTTCTTGTCGGCGACCTGCGCGACGTGCGGCTTTCCCTCGGGAGATTCCGACCGTCAGCGAGTCGCCATCCGCGCGGCGGAGGCGGTCTTGAACCGCACGGGATTCGGGTCGGCTCAGACGATCACGGTGACGCCTCAGAACGATGGGGCCATCGCGTTGTCACTCTTGACGCCTGAGGAACGCGCAGAACTCACGGGCTTGCTCGCGCAGATCAAGTGCATCAAGGACGCCGTGCGCGCCCGACAGGTCGGTGCGCCGCCGCCGATGGATCAGTCGACTCAGGGAGTCACACACTAATGGCCTCAGCATCCATCATCGCCCGACGCTTCACCTTCGTCCGTGAAGTGGGCGGCGCGAACGACGGCAGCTGGGTCAACTTTTTCCAGCGCTTCACCTGGAATCGCGTCGGCGACTCTTGGTGTGCATCGTTCGTCTCGATGGTCCTGGACATCGCCTACCGTGGACTGTGCCCGCTCAAGCGGAGCGCATCGTGTCAGGCGTTGCTCGACCAAGCGAATACGCGCGGCTGGGTGGTCGCCGGTGCTCCCCAGCCCGACGACCTGTTCTTCTACACGGATGACGCCGGACACGCGCACCACGTGGGGATTGTCACCGGAGTGAATGCCACCGAAGTCACGGGCATTGCCGGCAACACCAGCGAGGACGGCAAGAGCGTCAACGGGACGGGCGTCTTCGAACATCTCATCGGCGGTCCTCACGTCGTTTACGTGCGCTTGCCCAAGGAGTGATCATGGACACACTGCACACTCTTCTCGCCAATCCGTCCGTGCGTGCGACCCTCATGGGCGCACTCGGTGCCGCAGCCGCGGACATCCATGCGTGGCGCACGTCACCTACCTGGAAAGTCGATGGCTTCAACTGGGGCACCGCCTCGAAGCGTTGGATCACCGGCGCGGTCACGGGGTTTGCCATCCAGAATGGCCTCAGCGGATTGCTCGGCCTGTGAGTCGTACTCGCAGGCGGGCTTACACCCGAGCGAAGCGGTTCGTTCGGTCGTGTCGCAACCACGGCAGTTGTCCGTGGTGTACTGGTAACCGCACCATCGCCACCCGTCGCGCCCGAGCGAAGGCTCAGGACGAACTCAAGGAGAAACCATGAAGCGTCTCGTTACGTCCATCAGCGTACTCATCACGTTGCTCGGCATCACGGCCGGGTGTGCCGGCGCCCTGAAGGTCAAGGCCGCGCTCGTCGCAGGTCAGGAGACGGCGGTCAACGAGCTCGCCGATGCGCAGACGCTCGAGATCACGCTGTACCACTCGAACACGGTGCCCGCGTTGACGCAGGCCAAACACGTCGAGATCCAGACGTCCTTCAAGGATGCGGCGCAGAAGCTCCAGGTCGCGGGCGCGGACATCAAGGCGTGGGACGGCACGGGCATTCCGCCGGCGACGCTCGCCGCGGCCAAGGCCGTCATTCTCGGCATCAAGAACACGGTCGACATACTTCAGCCGGGCACGTCGCTCGCGAGTAAGTTGCAGCAGGTGCTCGACAAGCTCAAGGGTGGCGAGCCCAACTTCGCCATCGCGCACTGATGGATCGGGTGCTCGTGACGGGCGGTCACGGGTTCCTAGGACAGCACGTGGTGAGGACCTTCGGGTCTTCCCACGTGTTCGCACCTCGGAGTCGGGACTACGACCTGCGAGATCGGTCGGCCGTCATCCGTCTCTTGGACGACGTGCGACCGGACGTGATCGTCCACCTCGCGGCTGTCGTCGGCGGCATCGGTGCGAACAGAGCACGACCGGGCGAGTTCTTCTACGACAATCTCATGATGGGCGTGCAACTCATGGAGCAGGCGCGCCAGGTCGGCGTTAAGAAGTTCGTCGCCGTCGGCACCGTCTGCGCATATCCGAAGATGACGCCCGCACCATTCCGCGAGGAGGACTTGTGGAACGGGTATCCCGAGGACACGAACGCGCCGTATGGGTTGGCAAAGAAGATGTTGCTGGTGCAGGCGCAAGCGTACCGCCAACAGTATGGCTTCAACGCGATCTACTTGCTGCCCGTGAACCTGTATGGGCCGGGCGACAACTTCGACCCGAGCACGTCGCATGTGATACCGGCGTTGATCCGCAAGTGTCTTGATGCGTCAGCAGCTGACGCATCAGAGATCGTCGTCTGGGGTGACGGCACCGCGACTCGTGAGTTCCTCTTCGTGCGTGATGCGGCCCGAGGCATCCACCTCGCGACGATGCACTACGACGGGGCGGACCCGGTCAACCTCGGCTCTGGGCGTGAGATGACGATTGCCGAGTTAGTGCACTTGATTGCTGACCTGACGGGGTTCCGAGGTCGCATCACGTGGGACGCGACGATGCCGAACGGCCAGCCACGACGGCAGCTGGACACGCGACGGGCTGAGGCCTTTGGCTTTCGCGCGCAGGTCGATTTTGAAGCAGGCCTCCGGGAGACCATCGCATGGTACCGGAACAACCACAAGGAGCAGTGACCATGTCGAAGATCGAAGACAACATCAACAAGGCGGAGGCCATCGCCGGCCTGGCGCAGTTGCTCGTCGGGATCGGGACCGCGACGGTCTCGCGCATCAAGAAGCTGGGCGAGCTGTTCACCTTGAGCGAGGCGGAGCTCGACGCACGTCTCGACAAGTCGAACGCGCTGGCGCAGTCCGTGATCGACAAGGCGCAGGCCGAGATCGACGCGGCCAAGTAACACGGCGGTGCAGGTCGTTGGGCCTGCACCGTCTCAACTCGCGCATGGTGGAGGGGAGGAACGACGTGCAGACACAACACCATGACCGAACTGGCGACACAGCACGCAGACCACGACTTTGACGCCGAGATGGCGGACACGGTCCTGCTCCAGCATGACATGGAGCGGATGCGCCTGGAGGACTCGCTCTACGAGTTCGTGAAGGCGGCGTGGTCCGTCGTCGAACCTTCGCAGCCGTTCACCGCGAACTGGCACGTGGTCGAGACCTGCCGTGTGCTCGAGGAAGTGGCGCAGGGCAAGCACCGCCGCGTCATCTTCAACTTCCCGTCGGGCACCCTGAAGTCCCTCATCATCAGTGTGTTCTTCCCGGCCTGGCGCTGGGCGAAGAACCCGAAGCTTCGTGTCCTCACCGCGTCGTATGCGGCGCACCTGACCACGCGCGATAACCTGCGGGTCCGAGACATCATCGTCTCCCCGTGGTTCCAGTCATACTGGAAGGTGCAACTCGTCGAGGACCAGAACACCAAGACGCGGTACAACACCGATGCCGGTGGCTGGCGCATCGCCACCTCGGTCAACGGCGTCGGTACTGGCGAACATCCGGACCTCATCATCATCGATGATCCGACGACGGTCGAACAGGCGAAGAGCGAACCCGAACGCACGCGCGCCAATGAATGGTTCGACGGTACCATCTCGTCGCGCGGCATCACGCGGCCGAAGCTCTGCATCATCGTGGTGATGCAGCGACTGCACGTGGACGACCTGTCGGGCCACCTCATCAAGCGCGGCAGCTGGAAGGTAGTCACGTGGCCGATGCGGTACGAGGTCGCGCGTCCTGCGTCTGAAGACGATCCCGGCTTCACACCGGACCCGAGCGATCCCCGACGTGTCGCAGGCGAGCTGTTCTTCCCGGCGCTCGTGCCCGAAGACAAGGTCCGCCAACTCGAGCTCGACCTGGGTCCGTGGGATGCGCAGGCGCAACTCCAACAGCAGCCATCGCTCAAGGGCGGCGGCCTGTTCCAGCGCGGCTGGTTCAAGTTCCTCGATGCGCGCCCGACCAACATCGTCCGCAGTGCGCGAGGATGGGACACCGCCGGTACCGAAGACGGTGGAGACTGGACCGTCGGCGTGCGGATTGATGAGACCCTAGACAAGCGCTTCATCATCAGCGACGTGCAGCGTGGGCAGCTCTCGCCTGCGGGCGTGGATCAGCTGATGTATGCGACGGCCGAACTCGATGGGAAAGGCGTGGCCGTCCGAGAAGAAAAAGAGGGCGGCGCATCGGGCAAGGCCGTCGTCGAAGCGCGCGGGAAGATGCTCGCCGGATGGGACTACAAGTTCGTGCAGGTCAGCGGGTCGAAGATCACGCGGGCGAAGCCGTTCCGAGCGCAGGTCGAAGCCGGCAACGTCTACCTCGTGCGGGGCCCGTGGAACGAAGCCTACCTCAATGTGGTGTGCGGCTTCCCTGCGGGCAAGCACGACGACGACGTGGACGGGTCGAGCTGTGCCTTCAATGCGGTGCTCCTCGAACCTAAGCCGAAGCGCAAGCCGTCAATGACTTGGTAAGGAGTGGCCATGGGATTCCGATCACTGATGACCACGCTTGTCGGACGAGCGCGCCTGGCGAACGTCGCTGGGCATACGTTCCGTGGCAAGCGCGACCTGTACCGCGCGCTCGGGTATCAGCGTGAGCTGTTCCCGCCGGACTATCGGTCGCGCTTCCGCCGGAACGGCGTGGCCAATCGCGTCGTCAAGGCGTTGCCGAAAGCGACCTGGCGCGGCGGTGCGGAAGTCATCGAGGATGAGGACCCGACGACGCAAACGGCTTTCGAGGCGGCCTTCGATGCACTCAATGAGCAGCTCAACATCTGGGCCACGCTCGCGCGTGCGGACATCCTGGCGGGCATTGGGCGCTACGCCATCGTCTTGATTGGTGCGCCGGGGGACATGACGACGCCGCTCGAGCGCGCGTCGGCCGATGACATCAAGTACTTGCAGCCATACTCGGAGGAGGACGCGAAGATCTACAAGTTCGACATCGACCCGACGAGTCCGCGCTTCGGCTTGCCCGTGATGTATAACATCACGCGGACGACGATGCTCTCGCCGGACTCGGTGAACTCGAACGTAGTGGGTAAGCAAGTGCACTGGTCGCGCGTGATCCATGTCGCCGACGGCCTGCTCGATGACCGCATCTACGGCGAGCCGCGCCTGGAATCGATCTGGAACTACCTGGACGACCTCGAGAAGGTCTCGGGCGGTGGCGCGGAGGCGTTCTGGCGCAGGGCCGACCAAGGCACACAGTTTGACATCGATCCCGAGGTGGAGTTCGAAGGCGACGACGTGACGGACCCGAACAAGTCGAAGGCGATGGACGCCTTCAAGAAGCAGCTCGAGGAATACGAGCACGGGCTGCGCCGGAACCTGACGACGCGCGGCGTGACGGTCACACCTCTAGGATCAGACGTCGCGGACTTCCAAAACCCTGTCAACGCGATCATCGGATTGATCTCGGCGAGCACAGGCATCCCGCAGCGCGTGCTGATGGGGTCCGAACAGGGTAAGCTGGCCGCCGCGATGGACCGCTCGAACTGGGATGACCGCGTGACGGATCGACGCGATGATTACGGCGGCCCGCTCGTTGTGCGTCCGTTCGTGCAGCGCCTCATTGACTGGGGTGCACTGCCCCGCCCGAAAGACGGGACGTTCGACGTTCGATGGGCGCAGCTCAAAGTACTCGACGATGGGCAGCGCGCGGAGATCGCGTCGAAGTGGGCGGGCCTGAACCAAGCGGCCGGGGAGACCGTCGTTACGGCGGAGGAGATCCGAGATCGCATCCTCGGTCTGCCCAAGCTCGAGGAAGTCACCGCGCAGATGGAACCGGCTGCGGCCAAGGTGTTCTTGCGGAAGTGGGTGGTGTTGTCGCAAGCGCGACAGGTGCACTTCTACAAGCTGAAGACGTCACGAAAGGGGGCGCCGGCTTGGAAGCATGTTCACCAAGTGGCAGACCGATTTCGCACTTCGGATCAAGCGAGCCGCGAAGGCCGCGTTCCGCGCCGGGCATGAGGCAGCGACTCAGCGTGCTCTCGAGAGCACGCTGGAGGCGCAGGACGAGAAGGCGCTCTTCGCCGTTGTGGGGCGCGCGATTGAGGCGACCGAGAAGGCGCTCGAGAGCACGCTGGAACCGTTGCTCCTTGCGGCCCTGACGACGACGGGCACTGCCGCAGCCAAGGCGTTGAAGGTGCAGTTGAAGGCTTCATCTTCACTGCGCTCGGCTGCACCTCCCGCAGTGAAGGGTTTTGCCTTCGACGTGACAAACAAGAAGGCCACAGCTTGGGCTCACGCCCATGCAGGAGAAACGATCAAGGGCATCAGTGAGACGACGCGCGAGGAGATCCGCGACCTGGTCGAAGAGGCGTTCTCGCAGCAGTTCGACGTGGATGACCTCGCGAAGGAGATTGGGCGCGTCTTGGGCGACGACGCCCGAGCTGAGACCATCGCGCGGACAGAGTCGATGCGGGCCGCGAACGAAGGGCAGTCTCAGCTGTGGGACCAAGCGACCGAAGCCGGTCTATTGACCGGCTCGGAGAAGCAAGAATGGATCGTGACGCCTGACGACCGGCTGTGTCCGATCTGCGAACCGATGGACGGGGTGACCGTCGGCCTCGATGAGATGTTCGACGTGGATGGCGACGAGATCGATGGGCCGCCCGCGCATCCGAACTGCCGCTGCACCCTGGGACTGAGTGTGTAACATGGTACATGTCAAAGCGTTCCAGATCCCCGGGCAAGGCAACGACTTGGAAGCGCGTGTCTCCGTGTGGCTGAACTCGTTGGGCGGCGCAAACTCATTGGTGATGTTGCAGTCTCAGCCGGGGTTTCTGTTGGGAATCGCTCACGACTTAGGAGCGGAAGTTATCGCTGGCGCGCTCGCGGCGATCCCGAACATCGCAGGCCCGCAAGGTGTGCCCGGTCCACAGGGTGAGACGTCGGAGTTACCGTGCGGTGAGCTGTCCTACTTCGACCTGACGGGCACGCTCGTGACTATCGCCGCTCAGTCCGATGGGTTGACGAACATGGTGCCCATTCGACCGGCGACCACGCTATTGGATTGCGGCGACTTCGACAGTCCGCTGGCGGGCCGCCTGCGATACATCGGTGCGGCCACACGGCATTTTCATATCGCCGCGACGTGGTCGGGGAATCCGGCGACGGGCAGTGACCACTTCGTGATGGGGGTGGCCAAGAACGGCATCGTGATCCCGGGAGGTCGCACGATTCAACGCTTCGAGCCGACACGCAGTCTTCAGCCTTGCATGCTGTGGCTGAATTGGCTCAGAACGATTTCTTGGAGTTCTGGGCGGGCAACTTGACCGCGGGCCGGAACATCACGGTGAAGACATTCAACCTCTTTGCGATGGGAATGTAATGCCCGCGAACCAACGTATCTCCGAGCTGACCGCAGCCGGCGCCCTCGCAGGCGCCGACATTGCGCCGGTGGTGCAGTCGAGCAGCACGGTCCGCACGACGTTGGCTGCGTTGCTGGCGTTCTTCCGTGCGGGCACCGTGCCGATTACGCCAGCGGAGGTGACGGGCACCGCCGTCATCACTTCGGACTCGAGGTTGTCTGATGCCCGCACCCCGACAGCGCATGCCGCCAGCCACAAGTCGGGAGGCAGTGACGCGATCAAGCTGGACGAACTGGCCGCGCCAACGGACGTGACGACCCTTGACGTGAGCACGTCACTGCATGGGCTCATTCCGAAGCAGCCGTCGGTGGCCACGATCCAGCACTTCTCCAACAGCGGCTGGGTGCCGGCGCAAGAACTGCTGAGTGCAGCCCGCACGTACTACGTGCGCACGGACGGTAACGACTCGAACACGGGGCTGGCCGACACAGCCGGCGGCGCGTTCCTGACGATCCAGAAGGCTATTGACGTGTCGGTCGCCATCAATCTGGGCACGTTTGACATCACCATCCAAGTGCGCGCGGGGACGTTCGCACCGATTACGCTGAAGTTTTTCCAGGCCGCGTCAGGGCGGATCATCTTGACCGGTGACACGACGACGCCGGCGAACGTGATCATCAATAACACGACGGCGGCAACGCATTGCGTCACGCATAACACGAGCGTCCGGTC